CTACTGCATGGACTGCTATTGTTAGCGCATTTTCTACAGCATGGAACTCGATTGTTACTGTAGCGACAACGGTATGGAATGCGGTGAAAAGTGCAGTTCTTACAGCAGTAAGTGGTATAGGTACAGCGTTATCAACAGCTTGGAGTGCGATAGTAAGTGCATTATCAACGGCTTGGAATGCGATAGCTACCGTGGCTACTACAGCTTGGAATGCAGTGAAAACAGCGGTAATGACAGCCGTTAGTGGTATAGGCTCGTTTTTAAGTAGTGCATGGACGGGGATAGTTAGTGGGCTTTCTGCGGTGTGGAGCGGTATAACAACATACTTCTCAACGGTATGGACAATGGTTACAAACATCTTCATGACTTCTATCGGTGTGATAAAGAACATAGCGCTTACGCTTGTTAGCTTCTTCATGAATTATACACCATTAGGCATCGTAGTGCAAACGATTATTAAAAACTGGGATACAATTAAACAAACGTTTCAAATTACAGGACAGATGATTGTTGCCTTATGGCAGGTAGCATGGAATGCGATAAAAACTTTCGTGACAACAATAGTAAGCGGTATTGTTAGCTTCCTATCTACGGCATGGAATGGGCTTGTTACCATCACATCTACGGTGATGAATGCAGTGAAAAGCGTGTTTATTACGGTATGGGGTGGCATTAAAGCGGTACTAACGCCTATTGTCACAGCGATAAAAACATTCGTAGTTAATGCGTGGAACGAGCTGAAAAGCCGTACAGAAATTGTATTCAACGCAATTAAATCTGTTATCACAACGATATGGAATGGTTTGAAAGCTGTAATTATGCCTGTAGTCAATGCGATAAAAACAGGTGTAATAAATGGTTGGAATGAGCTGAAAGCACGTACAGTAACCGTATTTAATGCGGTGAAAAGCGTAGCTACATCGGTTTGGAATAGCATAAAGTCTGCTATCACAACAGTAGTAAATTCTGTGAAATCCGTAGTAACAACGGCATGGAATGGGATAAAGAGTGTTACATCAAGCGTTTTCAACGGCGTGAAAAGTGTAGCTACTTCGGTATTCAATTCTATCAAGTCTACAATTTCAAGCGTAGCAAACAGTATTAAATCCGTAGTAACGACAGCTTGGAATGGCATAAAGTCTGTTACTTCATCTGTATTTAACGGTGTGAAATCTGTAGCTACAAGCGTATTTAACTCTATTAAATCAACGATAAGCAGTGTGGCAAACAGCATCAAGTCTGTTGTTTCTACTGCATGGAACGGGATTCGCTCGGTTACAAGTAGCGTATTTAACTCTGTACGTAGCACGGTATCAAGCATTTTCAACTCCATTCGTTCAACGATTAGTAGTGTTGTAAACGGTATTAAAAGTACTGTGTCAAGTGCGTTTAATGCTGTTAAATCTGCAATGACGAAACCAATAGAAGCGGCGAAAAATACTATACGTAGCTCGCTAAACGCTATTAAAGGTTTCTTTAGTGGCTTACACTTAACAATCCCTAAACCGAAGATTCCAAGTATTTCAGTTTCAGCAGGGCATAAGAGTGTAGGTGGGGTAGATATCCCATACCCTAAATTCAACGTTGGTTGGCATAAACGAGGCGGTATCTTTAATGGTGCGTCTATTATCGGTGTCGGTGAAGCAGGCTCGGAAGCGGTAGTTCCTTTGAGCGGGCAACGTATGAAGCCATTCGCAGAAGCAGTAGCAAGTCAAATGCCACAAGGTAAGTCAAGCGGTAGCGGTGATATGGTACAAGTAACATCAGTAATTCAACTTGATGGACGTGAAATTGCTCGTGCAACTTCTACGCACATGGATGGAGAATTACGCCGTACACGTGATAGCAAAAGCAGAGCAAGGGGAGGCAACTAATGTTCACATTTAACGGAATTGATTTTACTAACTTAGTGCAGGTGCAGGATATTACACGCCCGCTCCTTGCACCACAAAAGCTTACAACGGTATCTATCGAAGGGCGTGCAGGAAGCATTTTCTTCGATAAGGTAGCGGATAGTTACGAAATTGAAATCAGTTTTTCCGTTAAAGCTAATTCGGTAGCAGAGTTACGTACAGCAGTACGTGACCTTGCCGATAAGCTTGACACGGATGAACCACAGCAACTTATTATAAATGACGAAATTGATAAGTATACGTACGCAGTTCTTAGTGGTGATAGTGAGTTTAGCACACTTTACACGTTAGGGCAAGGAAAAATTAAATTCTACGTAACTGACCCATTTTGGTATGCAGTTAGCGATGATATTTTTACGTATACAGATACAAATTCACATACATTTAGCCGACAAGGTAACGCAGTTAGTTACCCTACTATTGAAATAACGGGTACAAGCACGACAGGCACGTATACGTTTACGAACAGCGGTAGTAATACTAACACAAGCATGAAGTATACAGGCGCATTAGCAAGCGGTGAAAAGCTTATTATAGACAGTGAAAACTTAACGGCTTACATTTTAAAAACAGACGGTACGCAAGTATCGGTATTAAATAAACTGGACAACCTTGATTTCCCTGTTTTATCCAAAGGTAATAATACTGTACGGGTACTTACAGGCGGTGGCGCAACCTTAACGAATTACAAGGTTACATGTAATAGCAGATGGAAATAATAGGAGGAATATAAATGACAACTACACCTTACGGTAAATTAGGAAGTCAAGATATTTTAAGCGCCCACATTAACGGGTTACAGTTTGGTATTAATAACCTTGAAACGGCGTTAAATTTACAAACAACAGTAAGCACAGAGACATTAGTAGCAGTTACGGATATGGATGACACAACATTACGTTATCGTATATATGAAGCAACTAACCGAAATTGGTTAACTTCGCCCGCTCCTGTTATTAAACGAAACGGTACAGTAGTTAGCGCAAGCGAGTACGTTATACAACCTGCATACGGCGTAGTAGTATTTAACGTTCAGCAAGCGGGTACAGATGTAATTACAGCAGATGTAACATATGTAAATAGCACAAGTAGCCGTTTAAGCACTATTGAAACTAACATAGCAAGCAACACATCGGCAGTAAGCGCTAATACATCAAGCATTAGCTCTTTAAGTGGACGTGTTACAACGTTAGAGGGCGGTGCTTCTACAGTAGCAAGCGGATATTACCCTGCAAGTACAACGTTACTAAACGCCGATGTACAAAGCTTATACCTTAATACGGTTATTGGCGGTGCAGGTAGTACAGCGGGTGCGGTAGCTTCTACAAATATTACGATGGCATCTAATACAATTGATGCTTTCCCTGTGTTCATTGATGCACCTATGACCTTTGATAGAATGCGTGTAACCGTTGGTACTTCATCAGTTAGCGCAAACATTATTTTAGGTATTTACACAAACGCCAATATGCAACCCGCTCAACTTGTAGCACAAACGGCATTAACGGCAATTACAAGCGCATCAGGCGTACAAACGTTAAACTTAACAAGTGCGGTTACTTTAAGTGAGGGGCTTTATTGGTTCGTGCGCTACCAATCAGCAGGCGCTAAATTTGATGGGTTTACGTATAATACGACAAACTTCTTAAAGATTCAGTCAAGTACTACAGCAAATAACAACACAACAGGCGCAACTACACCTACAAACTTACTCGGCATACGTACAGGTACTTTAAGTACATTATCGGCGTTACCAAGTGCTTTCCCTGCCGTTGGCTCAGGCGCAAGTGACAGCAAGTATTTAGCACGTGATACGTTTGGCGTAGTTTATGGGATTAGAAAATAATTAGGAGGTGAACGTAATTGAAGCAATATAATACGTTAGGCACAGTACAGTTTAACAGTTTGGGTGACACGCAATTTAACGAAGGTACAAGTGAGTTACAACTACAGCAACTTGTAACACGTTTAGGCGCACGCCCTATTGTTTTAGATATGAATATGAACCAAGTAGCTATTTTAGATAACTGTATTGAAGCTAAAATTGAGCAGGAAGTAGCAGGCGTGGATGAAATTACGTTCACGCTTCCTATGAACGATAAGAAACGTGACCTAATCGTAAACGAAGGCTATATACAAATGTTTGACACAATTTACGTTATCCGTGAAGTTATTGACCGTAAAAAGGCACGTGAAACGGAAGTATTTGCCGAAGCTATATGGTACGATTTACAATATGCTGAACCGTTAAGCACTACTAAATGGTCGGAAGTACAAGCAACAGCAATGTTAAGCGGTATTTTAAACGGTACAGGATGGAAAGTCGGTACAGTAGCCATTGCAACAAAACGTACGTTAGAAATTACAGAAGTTGATGTAAATAGGCTTGAAGCACTACGTAAAGTAGAAAGCTTATATAACGGCGAACTACATTTCGATACGCAGGCTAAAAAAGTAAATCTATTAACACCTGTTGGTACGTTTACAGGCGCAAGCATACAGTATGAAAAGAACGCAGAGGATATTGAAGCGCATTACGACACTAAAGATATGATTACTAAGCTATATGTATACGGTAAAAATAACCTTTCTATAGCTGATGTAAACGGCGGTAAAGCGTACGTAGAAAATTACACGTATACATCACAAAAACGTGTTCGTATTATGAGCGATGAACGTTACACGAACCCGTACGTATTATTAGACGTTGCTACGGATGCATTAGACTATTTAGCTAAACCACGTGCAAGCTATAAAGTGAAAATGGCAGAAGTAGTAAACCAAACGAAGCTACCTCATGAGAAGTTATTTATCGGTGGTACAGTACGTATGTACGATAAGGAAATTAACCTTGACGTAGAAACACGTATTATGTCGTGGACGTATAACGTTATTGAACCGTGGCGCACAGAACTTAACCTTGAAACGAAAGCTAAAACGTTATCTGATTTACTTTCAGGCGTTGACAATGCGGGTGATACAGCTACAAGTGCAGAAGCCGTAGACAAAGCCGAAATGTTAAGTTTAGCAGTGTTTAACTACTTATTAAATAGCCGTGCAGATGACGGTTTTAAATACTGGACACAATACGGCGGATGGGTAGTTGACCCTGTTAACGGTAGTTCGGGTAGTGCAAGTTTTAGTGCTGATGGCGCATTAGGTGTAGAAAAGAAATTAGAGCAAACAGTGCGACCTTCTACCCAAGAAAATTACGCAATTAGCTTTAAAACACAGGCGGATATAACTACAAAAGGTGATAACGCTAAAGTAGGTATCGAAGTAGTAGTTAACTATGAGGACGGTACAAGCGATGCACCTAAATTTATTAGCTTAATCTAAGGAGGGAGAAAATGGCAAACTTTACAACCACTAACACTACGTTTGCGCCAAGTCAAAGTGATAAAATGGTAGAAAGTATTGTAGTGCGCTTAGTAATTAATGATGCGGAAGGTAACCTAAAAGTAACTGATGTAATGTTACAAGGCGGTACAATAAGTACGGTATGGACAGCGCACCCTTCCGAAATTAGATGGGCGGTAGATAGTTAATGAGTAGAAGCGATTTCAAACGATATATAACAGGTTTTGAAGTTACAGGCGAAAAGCAAATTAAAGACGTTACTTTTCGCTTTTTAGCTAATGACTTCGGCGGTAAAATAGCGATTACAGATTTAATGTTCCAAGACGGTAACCAATCAACCGCTCCCGTACCGAACACAAGCGAAATGTTAGAAACGTTACGATATAGCGTAGATGAAAATACATGGGTACACAGCGTTAGTAATGGGGTAAAAGACGGTGATGCGCAACCTAAGTTATATACAGGCTTGCGTAACCGTTTCTTTAACTTTGCAGGGCGTGGGCATGATGCTATAGCGTTTCCTAACGTATATGATAACGACTATACGCAAGATTTAGTTAGTAGTGCGTTAGACCTAACTATTTTTGCGAAAGATGATTTCGACCTACTACGTATTAGTACAAATGATGGGGCGCTCGTTGAAGACCGTGTTTATAAAGACGTAGACCATCCGTTAAACCATCGCTATACGCGTGAGTTTTATTTTGGTGGCGGTAGTGCAGGTGATAAAATTGAGCTAAAGGCTAATTTATTTTCGGCTACATTGCGTGATGAAGAAGTTGGTATGGCACAAAAACGTATTGTTAACGATTTAGGCGCAACACTTGTAATGCCCCGACAGCGCTACATGCTTGCTCCGTGGGGTAGCTTTCGTATACGTATTGAGTTTTATAAAATTGTTACACAAACTTTTAAAAATATAAACTCCGAAGGTGACACGAAGGATATTTTAGGGTATAATGATAGTGGTATCGGTTTTTACGGATACGGAGAATTTGAGCAAACGAAAGCGAGGGCAAGATATTAATGCAGTATATGACATGGACGTTGCGTAGACCAACGACAGCGCAATTTAACGGCTATTATAAATTAGCAGACGGTGAACCGTGGTACAGCGATAAATACGTTTTAGTAGACCCTAACGCACCGTTAACATGGACATCACAAGCCCGCTCTTTCGTGCAGATGATAGATAAGTACCCTAAAAAGTTCCATAGTATCGGTATGCACGAATTTGGCGTAAATGTTAACGGTGAAGTATTTGATATGAGTTCTGGAAATACATCATGGGATGCACTTGTATTAAATTCTGATAAAACTGACGTAAATAGTGGGCGGGCTATCCCTACATCGTTACGTTATTTAATGCACAAACATCCTGATATACGTTGGGCGTGTCAATTCTTGTGTACAAAAAATAGTACAGGTAACAGGGTAGAACCCGTACTTGACAATACTAATAACGCACAAAACACATTTGTTGACCACGTTTATAACGTTGTTAAAATTTACAAAACACGTTTCCCTATGATAAAAACAGTGGAAATTGACTTTGAGAAAACTAATAGCCGTACAGGTGCAGAAGCAGGAAATAACGGCGTACCTGATTATGATAAGTTTACGGCACTACTTGTACGTATTAAAAACGAAGTAGTACACAAGCTTAACGAAGAATTAGGTTGGGATTTAAATTTACGTGTTAACTTGTTCGCTATGACAGGCGATTACAACCCGTCATACTACGCATGGCATGATTACAGAACGTTAGCATTAGGTAAGGATAAATATGGTAAACAGGCTATTGATGAATTTCAGCTAATGACGTATGACTTTAGTTGGGGTGGCTCGGCTCCCGGACCTTCTACGCCGATATGGTGGCTAACAAACGTATTAGAGCATGTAAAGGAACTATCACAAGATGTTAAGGTTAATGGCGTAGTTACTAAACCTAAAGTATGGGATACAAGTAAAGTATGGATAGGTAACGCAGGTTACGGCAGGCGTTGGGCATTAGGCGAAGACCGTATGGGTGTTACGCTTGACTATAAACAGCTTATGACGGTACAGAACGGTACTTATATACACAACAGCGGTTCAACTAACCCTGCCGATAACCTATTTCACTTTAACGACCAAGATTTCATACCAATAGCAGGCTTCAATGACCCCGATAGTGATTATCAAATTACTTATATGGGTGTGTATGATAAGTTTCACATGACATCTAACGGTGGGGCAACGTTTACAGGTACAAACAGACCCGAAGGGGCTAACTATGTAACGAATTATAGCCGTAAACAGTACCCTATATTTACTAACGTAGTTGCTACTGCATTTAGCGCTCAAAGCCCTGATAATAGCGATGTAACTTTAGTAGGTTTTGATTCAAGTAGTAGTTCTAAAATTTCACGGTATGACAGGTTTAGCTACAGTAAAACTACAAGCACATGGTCTGATAGTGTTTACGTAGCAAGCCGTACTGCTGGCTTAGATATGGGCGGTTTAGTAAATACAACTACAGGCGAAACAACCGTTAACCCTAAACCATATTACGGGTACGCACTTGATACGGCAGGTGGTTCTATTACCTACACATTTAACGCTACAGGTACTTACCAATTAATAGCGCTTGTATTTTACCCTTTCTTTGACCAAGCAGATATTTACGCAGACTTAAACGGCGTTACCGATGCTATACACCTTGACGGAAATTACGTTGAATGGTATCCATTTATGCAGGGACAAGAAAAACATTTCGTAGACTTAGGTGCATTTACATTTAGTGGTACTAACACTATTACAATTACAAAGCCTACTAACGGTGCGCAGATATGGGGATTCGTTGTGTGTGAAGATTTTACGCATAACTTACAAGGCGGTATCATTTCGATGCCTGTTACTACTAAGCCGATGAAAACACGTGCTGAAACGCCCGCAGAGGACGGTACTATTGAACTAATTGATGCCGATTACCCTACTACTATGCGTTTAGTTGGTGAGATATTACGTAGACCGCCACGACCTGCAATTATTTGGGAAGATATTTTTAGCAGTTACCCTACTACAGTAGACGATGTAACGCAGGGTTTTAGGTATTACCCGCAAGCATATCAAACAGACCCTACGGCTAACAAAGGTTTTTCACAAGGTAAATGGACACCGATAAAAGGTTTTACTGATGATAACCCCGATGATTATAGCCATGTTGAAGTAGATTCACGGGTAACTACGAATGGTTCTGCACAGCTTATGTTAAATAAAAAGTTTTCAGGTAACATTGCTGTTGAAGTTGAGTTACGTAACAACTTAGATGATAAACAGTCGCTTTACGGTATACGTGTACGGGCTACAAAGGTAAATGAGACAGGCGAAGGCTTTTTATGCTTGCTTGACTGGGCTAACGGTAAAGTGAAAATTGTACACGAAGATAGCGCTGTTTATGACCGTGTTATTGCTGAAACAGATATGTCCGTAGGCTTGAAATCATCGTGGGGCTACCGTTTAAAGCTACGTGCTTACGTTGTAGATAATTACATTAGTTTCTTTGTTAACGATAACTGTTACTTTGACCGTATATCCTTACCTTCGGGCTACGAAACAAAAGGTGCTTACGGCGTATGGACGAAATACAGTAGATTAAAATTATACAAGTTTAACGTTAGTAGCCTTGACCGTTTCGAGCGCATGGAGCGCATTAAAGTAAACGTAGAAGGCGAAGGAAGTTACACGTTAGATGAAGTAGCACGTGACACAACTAATTACCCTTTCGATAAGTACGGTTTAATTACGTATAAAGGTTACCCCGCAGAAATTAGTACAACAGTAGCGAACCCTTCTGATGAAGATGTAGATGAAGGTGGCGATGCTAATACCGCTCCATATGGTACAGTACTAAATACGCAGATAGACCCCGCATACAAATGGTACAACGATTACAAAAATAAAAAGCTATGGAGCGTAAATAGTTGGGATGGCACACGCAACGTAACTATTACTATGGTAGATGCGGGTATATGGTTCAGAAACTTTTATATTGGCGATGACAATGGAATGTCGGTTGCGTACAATAGTGATTTAGTTGGCTTTGTAAAAACGGCAAACATGGTAGCTGATTACGGGTGTAAAGGTATTGCGTTATGGGCGTTAGGGCAAGAAGACCCTACGGTATATACGTACGTACCCGATAGCCGATAAAAGTTGCAAAGGAGGGGTAACAGTGTTTGACATTCAAGCATGGAACGATTTAGCCCATAGTGAAGCGGTGTTCGCATTATTGTTCATCGCTATCTTATGGATAGTAATACTTTACGTTAAGAACACACTTACAGCGCAAAAGCAAGTAGAAAATGAGCGTGAGCAGTATATCATGGAAATGCACAAACAGCGTGAAGATGATTACAAAGCAATGCTAAAGGAACAACGTGAGGAAAGTACGGCACGTGAAGTACGCTTAATGGATAGCCTTGATTCGTTAACCGAACAGCAAGCAGAAATAAGTGAAACGCTTAAAGATGTTCGCAACAGTTTAGGCACGTTAGAAGGCAAGATGGAGCGTAACTTTACGGAAGTATGGAAAGAAATGAGCCGTATACAAAAGAAAGGTGATGAATAATTTGGAACGATTTAAAAATTACGTATTATGGGTAGCTGTAGCGGGGTTAATTGGCTTTGTATTACAGCTTGCAGGCGTGCCATTAGCACCCGAAGATTACCAAACATTAGTAAACTACGTATTTGCAATTGCTATTGCGTTAGGGCTTATTAATAACCCTTCACTTGGCAAAGGTTTATCAGATAAAAAAGGAGACGATAAATAATGGTTAAAAAATTAATGTTAGATGCAGGTCATGGTGGTAAAGATAGCGGTGCTATTGGATTCGGCGTAATGGAAAAGGATTTTACTTTACGTATTGTTAAAGCTATCCGTGACGAACTTAAAAATTATG